CTCAATCTCATCAAAAAAATCGTCTGAACTCCCAATTTGACCCATTGACCCATGATCCATACCATAGTTCATCATAAATACCTCACAATCATAGCCATTAAAATCAAAATAATTACTGGTGGTATAATGAGCATTGCAAAATCTTTAGCATCTTGATCCATTGTAACCTCTACACTTAATCTTTTCACTTGTTTCTCTTGTTCGAAATATAAAATTTAGCTATATACCAACATCGTGATTTATTTATAGCCAAAAGCAAAAAAAAGGGGATCAAATGAGAGTTAGTGAATGTATAGATAAAACAAAAAAAACAGTTTATGAAGGTTTGGTTGTTACATTAAATACAATTTTAGATCAAAACGTGCCAAGAAAAATAGTACTTGATGCTGTTGTAGAACTATATATCAATGTAATTGCTGCTGAAAATGAACACAAAGTCATTGAAATCTTTAAATCAATGGATACAGCTGAAGAATATCTAAAAGCCTACTGTGATGACTTTAGAGAAGCAAATGGCATGTTAGATGATGATGATTGTAATGATTGTGATGAAGAAAATGACGGGGAGGACGAGTAATGGAAATTGATGAAAAAAAGGAATTAGAACTCATTCAGCACATAAAAGACACACAGATAGATCCATTGCCACCACTATCAATCGATGAAATAACTTTACAGTTACGAAATTTCTTAATGGATTTGGTATCAAGAGGACGGCCAGTGACATTTGATACAATCATCAACGTGCTAATGAATACCTATGTCTCAATGTTATTCAATTTTATGCCTAGAAAAGACATTGTACCAACTATTCGCCAGCACACTGAAATGATGATAGAACAACTTTTAGCGGCTAAGGTGCATGAAGAAGAGAATGATTTTGTGCCAATTCCAGAAATTCCTCTTCAATAGAATGGTGAGCATACCAGCTTCAATCCTCAGTATTAATGATGGCACGAACTGCTAGTATGCTCTCTCCTCACATATCATTTACTTATTTAAAAGATCAACACTATTTAATGTTTTTTCTTCAAACACTAACTTGCCATTTATATCATACTTTTTTACTAACTTTGGATTCATAAACCTAACGTTAATATCATGACCATATTCTTCTATCTCTATTTCTTTCTTTTCTTCTTTATATTCCACAAAAGACCTCCTTACTATTCTTCAACTTTCCCATAAACTGTTTCATAGTGTTTTATCGAAAAACAAGAAGACATGTATTCCTCTATTTTTTCAGATTCTGTAATAACACTGCATAAATATAACTCTCCAGAATCATCATCTTTCTCTATATGGCCTATAAATAGTTGGCCGTTTTTCTTTTTGTACACAGAATACCAATCGGTCTTTTTCTTAGATCTTGTACTAGCTAATTCCTCAGCAGTGTTTATATCATATAAAACTTTTTTTGATATAAGTTTGCCAGGAGTTTTGTTGTCTATTCGTGAAAAAAACATGAGACAGTCCTTTGATTTAATCTTTTCATAAATTTGTCTAGGCGCAATCGCTTTTATATAAATCAAACACAAAAAAAAGCAATGAAATACTTATTTGAATAAATCATAGCCATGCATGTATTGTAAAGAAAATAGTTGAATACATATCGAACCAAGGCAAACAGATGGCTATATTCCCAAATTTAAATGAATCTTTCTATACAGATGATGACAAGTATTTACTTGATTGGGCTGAGGACATGTACAATAAGAACATAACTATAGCGCAGTCAAATTGGGCTGAGCAGGATATAGACTTGAGGTTTGCATGTGGCGATCAAACAGTTTTAGCAGATGTATATGGTTCAGGGGCAGCGCCATTCAGACGTAGGCAGTTTAGTTTCAATAGAGTTCAAAGAATGATTAACATGGTTTGTGGCTATCAGAAACAGCACAGAAAATCGACAATGGTAACTCCAGTGCACTTAAAGGATCAGCAGACATCAGACCAGTTAACAAAATTGCTTTATTATGTAAATTCACACGGCAGTGTTTTAGAGACAATCTCAGAGTCCTTTGAAACATCGACTATTCAAGGCATGGGCCTCCTCTCTACATGGATTGATTATAGAAAAGATTGTGTTAATGGCGAAATTGTGGTTGATGCACTAGCTCCAGCGGGTGTGCTCCTTGATTCGTTCTGTAGGAAAAGGGATTTTAGTGATTGTAATATGATCTGGACACGCAAGTATGTATCTAAAAAGCAGTTAAAAACCTTATTACCAGGTAGAGAGAAAGACCTTGATCTTATTCGAGGCTCAGGGGGTAGGGATGGTAAGTTCATGTTCCAAACAGAGTCATTTAATTATGGATATCAGGACCTATATATCTATGATGAAATTTGGAGACTAGATACACGTAAACAACAAATGCTCGTAGATACTGTCACAGGCGAGTGTAGTGAATGGAGGGGTAAAGATGCTGATCTTAGAGACTTTTTACAATTTTATCCTCAAGTTATCCTTATTGATCAAGAAATACCAACTGTAAAACTAGCCATAGTTGTTCAAGGTAAAGTGATGTATAATGGCGAAAACCCCTTACACATAGACGTATACCCATTCGTGCCTATTTGGGCTTATTATACTCCTAATTTGAACAACTTCTTATTACGCACACGAGGCATAACTAGAGACGTTAGAGACTCGCAATACCTCTTAAATCGCAATAGAATAGCTATTTTAGATATACAAGAATCACAGATCAACAGTGGATGGAAATACAAAGAGAATGCACTAGTGAACCCTAAAGATGTGTTTATGAGTGGACAAGGGCGAGGTTTAGCATTGAAAGCAGAAGCACAGATGACAGACGTAGAGAAGATCGAAGCGCCAGTGATACCAACCAGTATGATCCAGATCTCGGAGATGTTAGCTAATGAGATTAATCAAATCAGTGGGATATCAGAGGAGTTGTTAGGGGCAGCAGACAATGACAAAGCAGGCATTTTATCAATGATTAGGCAAGGGGCAGCACTTACAACACTTCAAGGTTTATTTGATAATCTTGATTTTGCACAAAAGCTTCTAGGTAAAATCCATATACAGATGATCCAGAACAGCTTCACACCAGGGAAAATCCAGAGGATATTAGGCGAGCAACCATCAGAGCAATTCTACAACCGAAGTTTTGGTCAATATGATGCAATAGTAGAAGAAGCGTCGTTAACCAGTACTCAGAGACAGCTAGCATTGAAACAAGCAGTCTTTTTACGTGAAATGGGCGTAGCAATACCAAGCTCCTACTTTATTGAAAATATGCAGATTCCAGAGAAAGACAAATTAATTAAAGAGATACAGGCTACAGAAGAAGCTCAACAAAGTCAAGCAAAAGAACTCCACGATATCACCATTAAACAGATGCAGATAGATAACGAGACCAAATTGAGCTACTCAGACGGTCAAAAGGCCCTTGCAGCTGAACGCATGAACAAAACCCGCATGGATGTAGCTGTAGCTGCTGAACGTCTCTCTAGGGCCGAATCTGATAGAGCTAAGACCACTTTAGACCTCATTAAAGCTGGTAAAGAGATACAAGGGATGGATATTGAGCATTTAGAGCGAGCAGTGGCGATAGCGCAGACAATTGGGCAAGATGAAGAAGGGGGAGACACCAAGGCCAAGATTGATGACATGATAGGACAATTGCAGCCTATGGAGCCAACTAAAGTGCCAAGTAGTGGTTCAAGTGAAGGTAGCGGTTCACTGGAGGGCTTTGAGTCACAGTCTAGTGGTAAGACGAGCATGATAGGCCAAAATGTAGGGAAAGGGGGCAGCATACCAGTTTGATGTTGCACAAAAATTAGTTGAAAAGTAGAGTGAAAAAACAAATGAACAAAGTTAAATCCAAAAATTAAAGGAGGATTTCAAATGGTCGAGATAAAACAAAGTGGCAGATGTGGTTTGCCAGGGGAAATCAAAATGATGGACTATCCATCGACACCCTTCATCAACAACACACGTGATGATACAGTAACAGGGATAATGGCACAAATTGGTAAATCAACAGCAAAGATTAAAGCCAACAAGCCAAAAGGCAAATAAATGGTTATGTTACAAACGAACAAGAAGGCAAAAGCAGTTGCAGACAATATCCTAAGGGGTAAGTCTGAACAAGCCGAGGCCCAATTGAAATCAAAGTCAACAGATAAAGGATACAATGAAAAAAAAGCTAAAAGGTAAAATCGCTAAGAAAGTGGTTGCCAAACACCTTAAAGAAGACATCAAGGGTGAAAAGAAAGAGATCAAAGAAGACCTCTCTCTCATGAAGAAGATGAAGAAATAAGCCTATCCTCTGAGGCTGGGGCTAGTGTAAATCAACTGGCCCTTTTATTGTCCCTCGCATAAGCTCGCGAGAAAGCCATCGCTCTAGAGTGGTGGCTCCTTTTTTCTATTGACAAGTTAAAATTTAATCTTTATATGAACACTCTTTAATCAATTGAGGAGTCGTATATGGAAAAATGCACAGATCCAAGGTATCAATACAATAAAAATGGTTTACATGAACACAGAGTAGGGCAGGCCATTCTCGATATAGTCTCAAAGAAACAGTCTAGGCAGACAGTGGATGATACGATGATAGAGTTTGGTCCTGATTATGTGAGAGAGTTTGAAACTTGTGTAAATAATGGTAGCAAACATTATGCAAATCCTTTCTATGTTCTGGTTATGTCTAAGAAGGTCATGTGGGCTGTTAATTTAATGCGTAACTACTTTATTGCACGCCAAACAATGCCTTTTGCAACTGATATGATAAAAGAATATCCCAATGCAACTAAAACATTATATAAAGTGAATCATGATAAAGGGCAAGTTGATATTATTTGGAGCCTCCCAAGCCACAATGACTGTCTCTCAATAGCCTCTAATCCATCTGTTTGGCCTGAAGAGCTCGTTCAATGGATATTCATGGCCTATGGTGGCAAATTTGATATTGAGATCCCAATTCACAAAAGATAAGTCATTTTTTGCAGTTAATGAGCAAAAATCACGCTAACACACCCCTTTTTAGCCAAAATTGACCAAAAACACACCACTAACACGTCGTTTTCGCTTCTTTAATGCTTTAAATTCAAAAATCAAAAAACTCTCTTTACAATAAATAGTGTCAAATAAAGATTTTATTTGGTATGCAGAGAATATGGATTCAAATGATTCGTATGCACAGCGTTATCGTGCTTTGATCCTATTTTCAAAAAATGCGTATAGGGTTCGCAACCCAAGGAGAGTTAATGACTGATGAAGAAATAGAGAGCGTATCGATGGAAGTCGCTCAGTCCACTGAACCAGCGCAATTGTCCGCTCGACAAGATGATGCCCAACAACAAGCAGATAGTAGACGTACTGATGCTGAATACAATTGGGGTGAAACTCGTCGAAAACTGGACCAACTTGAGAGAAAAACTAGAGAACAAGAGGATATGATAAACAGGCTTCAACGGCCACAGCAAGCACCTGAAGAAGATTTTTCCAACCTAGACGATGATGACATTATTACTGTCAAGCAGCACAAAAATATGTCTGCAAAAATAGCGCGTCAAGTAGCAGAAGAAGTCGTTCGCCAGAGAGATGCTGCAACCGTAGATGACCGTTTGCGCCTCAAGTACTCAGATTACGATCAAGTTGTGACAGTAGCTAACATTGATTTATTAAAACAATCAGATCCAGAACTTGCATTGTCCTTACAACGCTTGTCTGATGATCCATATGCTCAAAGTGTCGCTGCATACAAAATCTTAAAGAAAACAGGTCATAGCACTACTGTTCCACAATCATTAGAGAAACGCAAGGCGAGTGAAAACGCCCAAAAGCCTGTCTCTATCAATGCTGTGAGCAAGTCGTCTGCTATCGGTAATGCTAGCTTATTTGAGAATGGATTGACAAAAGAACTTAAAGCGCAATTATGGAAGCAAATGCAACAAGACATCGAAAACGGATAGCTGTTCTGGATATTACTAGGAGTATTTTAAAATGGGAATAACAACAACCAGCTTGCTCAGCGCTCCTGTTCAAGCTAGTTTTGGAATGCGCTTATTGTCTGTGCCAGTGCCTTATATGATCCACAGCCTATGTGCAGAGCAAAAAACAATGCCGAAAAATGGTGGGACAATTTTCAGGCAAAGACGATATAATCCAATTGGGACCGCCGAAGTTCCTCTTGGAAATAGTGGGCTCACGCCACCTCCACAGCTGCTTTCTGCTCTTAATGTGGACTGTGCTATGTCGTTCTATGGCAGCTATGTCATGATAAACGAGCAAGTCTCCTTACAGTCCCAGGACGCCCCGCTTAACGAAGCAACACGTCGACTTGGAGTGAGCGCAAAACAGACGGAAGACGTCCTCCTCAGACAGGCCCTAGAGAGCTCTTTAGTCTCTATTAATGCTACATCAGGGGTCAACGGCGATCTTCCAACAGAGATCAATACAACTGACCTACAGGGTGTCTACAAGACGCTTATGAAGGCAAGTGCAAAGCCATTTTTGAGTGGAATACAAGGTGAGAATCGCTTTGGTTCTAGCCCTACACGCGAAGCGTTCGTGGCTTTAGCACACTCAGAATTGATTGGGCAGTTAGATGCATGCCAAGGATTTATCTCCAAGTGGAATTATCCTAACCAGAACACAACGATGGATGAAGAGTATTGCTCTATAGCCAATACACGCTTTATGTTATCGCCAATTGGTTCTGTGACTGCAAATGCATCTATGCTTGGA